TTGTTAGAGGTAGAAGCATCCTCACCCGCAATGGTTACTGTAGTTCCTGTGGCTGATGTATCAATGCCCTCACCACCAGTAATCGTAAGAGCCTCAGAGTCAAGATCAATGTCGATACTGCCGCTATCGGTAGTAATGTCAAGGTCTTGCGCTGTAACCTGTGAGTCTACATAGGCTTTGATAGACTGTTGGGTAGCAAGTTTAACATTAGAATCAGATGCCATATCATCTTCATCTTTAATACCTGTTACCGTAGCACCATCACCCGCGATGTTTACAGAACTAAACTTGCCTGTGGATTCTGATGTTGCTCCAATAGGAGTACCATCAATAGAGCCGCCATCAATGTCTACAGTATTAGATGTTACGGGGGATATTGGCAGTGTAATCCACGCATCATTAGCCTCATTCCTTAACTTCAATACATTGTTGGTTGTATCAAACCATAACAACCCTGCCGATATTGAGGTAGAGGGTGCAGAGGTTCCTGTGTGAATTGCGTTTACCGCCGCATCTACAGACGGAAACGAATTCTTTAGAACAGATTTGATTAAACGGAGATGATCGTCGCCTTGCGATACATTGTCTGTAGCGCCGGGGTTTGTATCAACGAGTCCGTTTAAATAGGTTGCGCTTTCTAATCCCATTAGTAATACCCGCCTGTGTTCATTACTCTAAGAGCAGAGCCAGAATGTCTATCTTTGTTATCTTGCTCTTGCAATTTATTTATTGATTCAGTTAATGCTGTTGACCATAGTTGAACTCTAGCATCATTCATAAGAAAAGGCTCCGCTTCTAGCAGAGTCCCATACAAATAAACATCTGGCGCATTGGTAATCACCCAATTGGTTGGGCTAGAATCACTAAGCGCGTCAAACGTCTTGTAGTACAGCATACTTGTAGAATACACAGCATCAGGCGTTGGCCCTAAAGATATATTGTCTCCAATAACTGTATACACTGTTGGCTTACCAGTATTTGAACCGGCATGAATTCTGTTCATAATCTCTGGAGTAACATATTGTAACTGAACAATAGGGTTTCCAGTAATATGAATATCTCTCATCTGAACATACCCAGTAGGCAACGCTATTGTTTTAGTTCCTGCTACTGTAGAAACAGAAGTATCAATAGTTTCCATAGCGCGAATACGCAAAGAGCGGTTAAACCGCGCCTCGCATAGACCAATAAACTCCGGTATTCTGGCAGATAGATCATCTCTATCCAACCAGTTTGCTACCGCTGTTTGTAACTCGCTATAGTTTGATATTGCCATCTTACTTGCTTAGTTCAGTAATGTATACCGTTGCGGTTCCAGTGCCAGTAATAGCCGCGCCTTTTGCTCCACCGCTTACTTGAAAAAAGTATGGTGTATTAGCGGCGATATAAGTAGACGCCGTTGTCGCAGTAGGTGTGCCATCAAAGGCTACAAAACAAGCGGCAGTTGCAGTAACCATAACAACGCTTACATGATCGCCAAAAGCCGAAGTTCTCGTTGTTCCGCTTGAAGTCGTGGCAGACAACGTATGGGTTGTCAAAGGACGCCAAACATTACTAATGTCAATGTAACCCATTAGTTTCTCCTATATATTGGTGGGTGCTACTTTAAAATATTTATTGTCTGGATCGTTAAGATACTTTGCCAACAGTTTGCTATCCTTTTGAATAGCGCCGTTAGTTTCTTGCATCCAACGCTCCCAAACATTAAATGGAATAGAAGCGGCTTTATGCCACTCCCCTCTTTTGCCCATAGTTTTTTTGTCGCCATAGGCATTGTATTCTTTTTTGTTCTGTTCTAGGATAGGTTCTACATCTTGAACAGTATTAAATGTCCCAGTCCCATCAGGATGTTCATGTATGTATGTAGTCCTGTACGGAGTTTGGTCAAATATAAATTTCTTAGACACAGTAAGTCTTTACCCCACCTATGTTTGTTCTGCCAGTCACACCATTATCTTTCATATCATTGAGGTGTTTATCAAGCAACTGGTCAGAGTTCATTGGTTTGCGCTTGCTCTTCTTGGGAGAGGTAGCGCCCAGTTTTTTTGCTAACTTTTGTTCTGCTTTATTCATAGTAGATTGGGGGCGAGTTTCCCCGCCCCCTACCTATTTACGCCTTGATGTCAGCCAANAAGCCAGACGATGCTTCGTTGTTGACCTTCAGGCCATACTCAACGATCAACATCTGCTGAATGGAGTCACCAGTTTTAGCGAGGGTTTCCGTCTTGAANGGACGGAGATAAGCAACTTCAAAGAAGTCCATATCCAGAACAAACAAATCCTGATCGCGGAATTGATTTCTGTTTGGTACAATCTGAAAAGTTCCAAAGTCGCTAACATATACGTCCACAGCCGCGACAACGTGAGCCGGAGCCACCTTGTCTGCCGCAGTACGCAGGCTTGATACGCTCTGAGCAAGATCAGAGATAGCCTGTTTAATAGCAGGCTTACACATAATCATGTCAGGCTCACCACCGGCTTCATAAGTGTCTTTAATGACATCTTTAAGCATTGCTTCCGTAACAGAAGCCGTAGCCGAAGCATCGGTAGGTGCAGACGTACCAGAGCCACCCGCCGCAGGCGAACCACTTGAGGGATTGCCCGAAACATAGTTGGTAGCAAGCCAAGTCGAAAGACCGCCAGTTTTACGAGCCGTTGCACCCGAACCGAAAGAACCGCCAACACCGGCGTTCTGGGCTTCGTTGCGAGTCAACTGGTATTCCATGTCTCGTTTCAACTGTTTGGCTTTCTTAGCCAACTGGTATGCCTGTGCAGACTTAAAGCCTGCGTTATTAACGGCCTCGTTAGTGCCGGAAGTTTGGACTACATAGCGAGAAATCTGCGTGTAGTTACCAACGCGAGTCGGTACTGCACGAGCATCTGCACTTGCATCATCACCTTCGATCTGCTGATTCGCGGAACCACTGGCGATTGTATCAGTCTGCCACTCAAAATAAGTATTATCAGCGGTAGCCTTGCCACAACCAGACATGAAGGGAGTATCAAGCGGCGCGATGTTGTAGATAATATCGCTCAAGTCCTCACGAATTGAACTAAGACGGGTGCCGCCACTGGTGGCCGCATAGGTATAGTTCGTATTTGAAGGAACTGCCATAGTAATTACTCCTAATTAAAGGTCTATAAAATCCTCTAAGAGACTTGCCGCATCTCTTGAATGACCTGTCTCTGTGAGGCGCTTCATCTTTGCTTTACGTTGACTTCGGGCAGACTCTTTCTTTTTAGTTCCAGTTCCAGAAGAAACCATCTTAGATGATTTTTTAGTTTTCTTCGTTTTGGTTGACTTTTCAGCCTGTTGCATTTCTTGAAATGCTTTAGCCTGCATAAGAACTAAAAGCGATCTATGGTCAGTAAGTTGATTTAACTCTTGCTGAGTAAAACCTTGGGACAAGGCAAATTGAGCAAGTTCTTTTTGCGCCCTCTGTCGGAATTCAGAATTCCTCCATTCGGGAATGATTCGCTCTAATTTCTGCCGTTCTTCAGCCGCGACTCTTGCTTGGACTTCTTGTTGTTCATGTTGCGCTTGTTGGTAAGCGCCTTGAAGTCTTTGCTCTTCCGCTTGCATTTCTGCCTGAAGATCGGCTACCTCAGACTTTTTAGTAAGATATTCTTCTCTATCTTCTACTTTAAGCCTTTCCCAATCGGTATTGCTGACTAGATCATTTAATCTGCCATACTGCTGTTGTACTACAGCAGATGCCGCATCAATGTATTGCTGTCGAAATTGCTGAGTCTGATGTACTTCCTGCTGTGCCTGTTGCATCATGGCTTCAGCCTGTTTACGGTATTCTGCAATCTCTTGAGTTTTCTTTGTGTAGTCAGACTGTCGGCTATAGCCTTTCTTCAGTTCGTCAAGGCTTACCTCAATCTCTTCTCCATCTACTTTAACAGCGTAAGTGGTATTAAGATTGGGTTCCTCTTCTACTTCAGATTCGTCTAACTCCTCTTCGGCTTCCTCTTCAGATTCGTCATAAGACTCCTCTTCAAATTCTTCCTCAGAATCCTCTTCCGATGAATCGTCTTGAATTTCCTCAGTAGACTCTTCAACTTCTTCAGGTTGTGCCTCTTCGGATTCCGGTTTGACCTCTTCAGGTTCCATCATTCCTAGTAGGGCGTTGGTTGCTGACATAATACTGCCGTCAGTTACTTGCGGGGCTTCTTGCGTATCCGCCATAATAAATTCTCCTTATATGTGGTATTCCTTGATTTTCTTCGCCATCTCTCCGGTTTCGATAATACTGGTTAGATGAAGGCGAATCCTTTCAAGGAGTCTTAATGAAAGCCAACATTGCTCTCGGCTTTCGACATCGCTCACACTTGATTGAGTCCAAGTGTTAAAAATACTTTCTGCTAGTTTGTCAAATGATTCATTGTACAGCGGGTCATTGAGGAGGCTTTTAGCGTGTTCCTCTCTATTTCTGCTTGTCATACTAGGCGTTTTTTCCTCCGCTTAAATTTAGTGGTTCCTTTATCAAACTGCATTGTCAATTTATCAAGTTGTTTTACAGGGTTAATAGGGGGCTGTCTCCAAAAACCACCTTTTCTTTTTGGTGTTCCATGAGGGACTGGAGCCGTTTTGCCTCTCAATCCTGCTTCGTCAATCTGCCAATCTCTTAATCTTTTAGGCATTATGTCGCCCCTATTGCTACGGCTCTTTTCTGTTCTCGTTCAAGAGCCAGTTCTTCTGCTTTAAGTTGTGCGTCTACAGCGGCTTCCTGTGCATCCTGTTGGACTTTCATCATCTTAACTTGTAAGTCGCCCTGTTTGATTTCCAACTCTTTCATTTTTAGTTGCTGTTCCATTTGGGCGCTTTGTTGTTCTGGAGACATTTGCCCGGGCTGTTGTTGCGGCGGAGGAGTTAAGTAATCATCTATGTTTTGATAACCCATAGCCTTCACCAATGCGGCCCCTAGATTATACATATTCTGCGGAGTTACGATTGGTAGTCCACCCTGCATGGCTTGTGCGGCAAACTGAATCATCTGGGACAGATGAGCCATCTGCTGATCTTTAGAGCCGTTACCTAACGCCACGGATACAGTGCAATCCATCTTGTCATTCCACATATCAGGGCGAACAGGAACCCACTGGTTGCGTAACATGATAACTCTTTCTTTATCTTGGTTTTTCAAAAGAAGTTCATAGATTCTAAGCATCAGGTCTTTAACACCAGTCTCTGCAAAGTTTCTCGCAATGAGTTCAACTCTTGACTGAGAGTTATTCATTACAGCATTTACAGCAGTAGCAGTAGTGTGGGAAGTTAAAGCCTTATCATTAATGCCCTGCATATTCTTGCTAACGCCTGCTCTTGATTCTCTAATGTCATCAAGATAGCCTAGCATCTGGAAAGACTCTGGCTGCAATGGAGGGGTAGCCAATGGCATAATTGCATTGGGAGATTTAACTCGTACCACACCGCCTGGGCGTTGGGTTAGCAAATCATCCAGATTCGCTTGACCTTCAAGAACCGCGTATCGTCCAAAGTTCTGGTTGTAGGCATTGTCCATTAGGTTACGCATCAGCGTACTCTTCATAAGTTGCAAATCCATTACAAGGTCTGCAACCGACAAGCCGTAAAATTTGTGCGGAATCTTTAGAGGGGTAAGACTAACAAAAGGACGATTATCAACCTCTTCGTTAGAGAATACATAATCTCCAACACTACACACTTTTCTTAGTTCGGCAATACCATCTTCGTCATAGTCCGTTTTAATAAATGATTCATGTAACCAATATTCTCGCAGGGCTTCTTCTGTATTTCCTTCAAGACCGTATCCAGAAAAAATTGCATTGGTATCATCAAACTGATATCTCGCAAGACGTTCAGTACTAAAATTAGCAAAATCATCGCCGCCGCCTAAATCTTCTGGGCCAAAATCTTCATCAGGATACATTTCCCTAAGTTCTGATAAAGTTTTCTTTACCCTGTGGCAGACAAACCTAGCGTCTTGAATCGTCTTTGCTTCTCTGGAAATCAGAAACTCTTCAGGCGGAACATTTTCAATAACAACCTTTCCGTTGTAATCTTTACGATGAATGACAACATTGTGATATGTTTCTTCCTCGTAGTATTCTTCATGCTCAATAACTTCAATATCTTTATTGGCAGACAAAACCTGAAACTCCATATCGTTCAGGCCGTTGTATTCTTCACGCTGAGTTTCTGGGTATTCATCCCACCAGACTTTTACAATACCATTCTTCTGCAATAAAGCATCATGGAACCATGAATACAAAATCTCCCATCCGGGGTTATCTTTTGTAAAAACATAGTTCACATAGTCGGTAGCCTGTTCTGCGGCAGGCACATCCTCCGGGCCGTGAGGAGAAAACTTGACCATCTCATCACCGGATGCAAATACCCTCATTAGTGAAGGTTTAATCCATTCAATCGTATCTTGAACAGTAGAGTCAACAAACTGGCTACGACCTTCTACTTCATTGCCAAATGGTAGCGCATAGTAATACTCTTGCGCCATCTCCCTTTGCTCTGAAAGTTCGTCATTATAATACCCTAGCGCATCATGTATTTCTACATTAATACGTCCTAGCAGTTCTTTTTCGTCAGACAATGCCATAATCTTTATATACTATCTCGTTAGTCCAAGTTGGATCAGACCCCGCTATTGCGTGTCTTTGTGATTGAAATGCGTATCTGGTAGCACTCATTAAATCGTCCCTAATCGCTACCACTTTTCCTTGCTTCCTGTGGTACATCCTAAACTCTTCAAACCAGTCGCTCAAGGTGTTAAACACCTTAAATCTACCATCCTCCATAGACTGTATCATAGCCATTAGACCCTCTTCGATAGAGTTAGAGCCTTTTGTCTGGCCTAATGCGGGAGGATTTGTAAAATGCTCTAGGAGAAAATTACATCCATGACCTCTATACTGGTCGGCTAGACCCGGNTTCCCCATGCTATCCCTGCGGTTTCCGTCATGTGGGTAGGCAATAGGGATGAAGCGCGGCCTTTGTCGAATTATTTCAGCGTGGACAGCCGGACTAGCCTTCGATGCTCTATAACAATCATACACATAAAAGGTATCGGTTTCATTATCTACAGCACACCACACTACTGCTGTAGGGTGATCCCAACCAAAGTCAATAGCCGCAATTCTTGGCCAATGATCTTCGATTGATATAGGGTCAATCATTAACGAATCTTCGCTGACAGGAAATATCAAGCCGGAACCGATAGAAGGTCTGCCGTACCTTCTCATTTCCCTTTCATGGGGGGAATATGCGCTGAGAATCTGTTGCATAACCGGCTCTGAAAGGTGTCCCTTTTCCCCTTTCATGGATGTTATGCTCTCACTGGCATCATCCCATGTGGCGTTTGTCAGAGACTGCCCCGGTTGAATACGGTTCATAAAACTGGCAACCGTTTCAGTCATGCCCTGCTCCGGGGTGAAGGTCATGTAGACCATTCCTCTTCGGTCTAAGGTTCGTGTGACAGCCTGTGAGTAGAGTTCTCTGGATGGTTCCTCGTCCAACCATACACAGTCTACTGATCTACCTTGCCACTTGTCTACGCCCATTTCGTAGGCTTTAAAGTGTAAAGACGAGTTCCCACCTGTAATGTGCCGTATGAGGGCTACGGACTTGGCGTTTGGTACTCCGGGCTTTCGTTCTGTTTTTATTATATATTTTTGAGGAATGGAGCCGGAGCCAAAGGCTTCAGGATCGTCGGGGGAACCCAATAGTTCTGCTTGTACAATATCTCTTGTGGTTTCGTTGGATACACCACCCGCCCACGCTGTAATCGGTTGGTCGTATCTCTTCCCCTCCCACCAATCAGGGTATAATCCAGTGAGATGGTAGGACATTTCAGCCGCCCCACAGTAGGATTTACCGATACGGTTAGCGGCCATCAGGAGGCGCTGAGAGTT